AGGCGGCGGAGGTCGTTGACTTTGAACCAGTCACACCAAGGGCCAGTCGAGGGCGCTGCTTGAAATGATCCGTAGAGTTCGCCATAGGCGGCGAGGGTGACACAGAGGCGGCCGTCAGGGGCTTTCTCGGCGACAAGGTTGGATCCGGCAATGCCAGGCTTCAGTTCCATCCAAGGACCGATGACACCACCAGGGGTTCCGGACCAACAGGACACAACCTGTCCGCCTTCTGTGAGGGCGATGAATTCGTCTCGGCCGTCTGTGTTGATGAGGTGGAACATATCCCGGTCCTTTGCGTTGGTGGGAGTCGGTGTAGGAGCTGTCGAATATGGTGGCCTAGCAATCTCGGCCATGCCACCACCATCGAACGGAAACCACAGGTCGGCGACTTTTGAGCCGCTGACATTGCCGTTTCGGGTCCATGCGCCGGTTTCGGTGAGGCCGATAATCATGGCGACATGGTCATAGCCGCCAGGTGTGGAACCCCATTCGAAGGCGACAAGGTCGCCTGGTTGGGCTGTGCGAATGTCGTAGGAGTTGCGACCCTGTCGACGGTATTCGTCGAAGCAGGCGGACACCCAAGCCCATTTTGTGGGGATGCCGCATTCGGAAAGCGCCATGGATTGGAACGCCATACACCAAGCGGTCCCTCGAGCCAACGGATACCAAGCCCATGTCTCGTCGCCACCATCACCAAGGCGCGCGCCTTCGAAGTCGAGAACCTGCTGAGCAGTCGTCACTGGACTTCCCGATCGTCAGGGTTTGGTTCGTCTACTGGGGCGTCGAAGTAAGGAATGAGGCCGGCAGCGTCAGGATCCGGGATAGTTGGTTCGGTGTCCATCATCAGGCCGGTGCGCCTGAGGGGCCGATGTCTTCGACTGTCAAGACAAAGTTGTTGTCGTTGACTGCTGTATTTGTGTTGTAGGCCGCAATCTGTACCTTGAAGATTCGCGATTGCCCAGACGTTTCGTTCCAGTAGCCGACATTGGTTGCGGAATTGAGGAGCAACACGGTCTGTCCTAAATGAAAATACTCTCTTTGAGTTGCGCCACCCACCTGCAGCCTCCGCTGAACACCATTCGTACCGCCGGAGGCGTAGTGCTGATGATCCATCGTGATTTTGTATCTGCGATTTGTAATAGTCGTGGCGGTAAGCGTCATCGGCACAGAGCCATCTTGGAAAGTCGTGTGTGTTCCAGTCGTCACGCTTCCGGTGTTCGCGCTTGTGGCAAGAAAACCCCACGGCGCGTTCCAGCCTGGGCCTTTACGCCAGGAGGTTCCGTTGTAGGTGTAGAGACCCTCGCTGGAATCATTGCTTCCGATGTAGGCAACCATGCCATCTTCGGGTGAAGTAATAGCGGTATCACGAGCTCCGGTCGTCGCAAAATACATGACGCCTTGCTCCATCAGATAGTTGTTGACATCTGATGCAGTTAATACCGCGCCAGCGGTGAAAGTTTTGAATCCTGAACCCATGAGAGTCTCCTAGAAAGACAGTTTGTTGGTGTCTAGGACACCAAATCCGGTGTTGTCGAGAATGAAGAAGCCGGTGAAGAATGTGGCAGATGATAACCCGAAACGAGTTGTCCAATCCGCTGGCGAACCTGAATGCTGAACCTCAGCAACGAAACAATCACGTTCCACAGGTGAGCCGCCACCAGGGACAGCAAACTTTACAGTGATTCGGTCGCGAAGCCGTCGTCCCAATACTTGAGGCCACAAAGCCACAGGATCTCGTCGAGGTTTAAATGTAATGGAATCAGGGCGGAGCTCCGGATTCGCATATTGCGAGGCAAGAAACAGGGCCATGCTATTTATTGTCGACTGCCCATAAGAAGTATCCGAGCCAACTGTTGACGGGATGGGAAGTTCCAAATCTAAAGTTCTTGCCCCATAAAGAGACTGAGACTCAGCGTTACCGATAGTGACTGTCGTTCCGATTAAAGAATCCCCTGAAGACGCTGAAGTGGTTTTCCTATTCACTCTGACAATGTTGTAAATGAGATCATCGTCGTATGCGATATTCACATCCGAAAATTGGTTTGATTTTGTTGTTGCATCGAATGTGGCTTGAGAAGTGATGCAACGATCCTCAGAGATGATGGATGTTCGATCGTCGAATACGATTGTTCCATCTCTTTCAACATAGATGGCGCCGACGTCAGTTTGGGCTGCCTCATTGACAAGTTCTAAAACAGTTTTTGTGGCGTTTTGAACTTCAAGCCTTGTCTCTCCAGTGTCGATTGCTCGCAAGTTTTGGGGCCAAGAAATAGCGTCCAAGATCGTGTTGATTCTTGCGCCAGCAAGATCGCCAGCAGATCCGATAATCGGGGTTGTCTCAACACTTGAAGTCACATTCACGTTCCCGGTAGTTGTTTCGTCAACAACTTCAATCGAACTGATCCCAAATCCACCACCATCTGATGGTGTAGAAACTGCAACGTCGAGAACGCCTGTTCCGGAACTTGTGATCGTTGTGACAGATGGCAAACCACCGACAACATTTGACAGCACTTTAAAAGCGTCTGAACAAGTGATAGTTGCGGTCGCGTCACCGATACCGGCGTCGGAATAATCAAATTTCCATGAGTCAATGAAACCACGGAAAACCGGATATTGAGTGCCCTCCCATGTCGCACGGATCACCACAGGAATCGCTGGAACAATGCCTGTAACCCCGACTGTTGCGTTGTAATAAGGAGACGCAGTGTTTGTCGGGTCGAATCGTCGGTCACGATTGTCAAGAATGATTTGGGCGGTTCCAGTTGTGAATCGCTCTAGTTCACGTCGACGGCCTCGAGACGTGTTGAAGTTCCGCACAAATTCGGTGATGTCATAAAAAAATGCGCCATCACCCAAAGTGCCTGTGTCTAAAAGTGAGAGGTTGAGGATAAATCTGTCGCCAACATCAGCCCCAACGACAGACGGAGCGAACAGCACCTCGAGGGTGGGCATATCGGTGGAGAAACTCATGGTGTGAGTCCTGTTACCCCTCGACGATTCGCTCGAGACAAAGCATCAACGACGATGGTTTCGATTGCGATTGGGTCGCCTGCGACAGTGTTGATGGTGATGTTGATCGGTTGCCCACTGCCACCCATTCCTCCGCCAGCGTTGGAGAGGAGCGCTTTGTTGGTGGAGAAGGCGTCAACAATCTTTCCGTATCCGGAGGGGACGAAGAGTTCTGGGCCTTTCTCGCCGACGATGTATGGGCTGCCGGCATCGACTGAGCCGCCAGTCCACATTTCGCCGAACAGGGCAGTGAATTCGCCGGCTGTGAGGATGATCCCTTGGGCCTGTAATTGTTGGATGAGTTTGCTTTTTGCGTTTGAGAGGGAAACTTCGGCTTCGATGCGAATTTTGATTTGCGGATTTTGAAGGCCCAGGAGGAAGAGCTGCAACGACATGTCTTCAATACGTTTCCGTAGTGGACTATCTGGAGCCAAAGTAGCAGCCAAGTCTTTCAACTTTTGCGACTGGATCATGTGGCCTTCGCCTGCCGCCAAAGTCTTTCCTTCAAGTAATGCTTGGGCTTCAGCGGCGGCGACAGCAGCTTCCGCTTCCTTCAGGATGGCTTTCTCCAAAGCCAATTCTTTTTTGGTGCGCTCGTCGGCTGTCAAAGAACCATCAGAAAGGCTCTTGTTGTATTCCACCAACGCCTCTCGAGTAGCGATCTGGGCTTCTGTGTTGCTGATGTTCAGGTCGTAAACATCTTTCAAAGCGTCATATTGCTCTTTCAATGACTCGGCGACAGCGTCGAGTTGGACTTTCAAATCCGCTTCCGCTGTGGCCTGATCTAAGGATTTGTTTTCGTTCAAACCCTTTTGAATGTTGAGCTGTCGGATGACTTCCTGCTGCTGGTTGTAGGCGTCGATACTGTTGTAGAGGGTTTCGATGAGGCCTTTGTCGGCGGCGCCAGTTTCGATAAGGCGGGCGATGAGTTCGTTTTGAGCGCCACCGGCTTCTCGAATTGTTTTGATTCTGTCCTCGGTTGCTCCTGTCACACCTTCCATTTGAAGTTGCAAAGTTGCTTCGACAAATCCCTGTTCCACCAAAGAATCTCGGTTGTCGTCGATAACGTCGGAGAACTGGGCGACAGTGATGCCGGCTTTGTTCAAATTGTCGATTTGGTTTTTGGATGCCAGGATGGCGCCGACGGTTGTTTGGGTGTTGGCCGTCATTGCCCCATTGAGTTCATTGAAGGTGGGGATGAGGGCGTCGATGTCTTTTTTCACTGCCGCTTGTTCGTCTGAATAGGCCTTGTAGGCGAGTCCGCCGATAACAGCGGCAGCTCCGACGGCCAACACTGCTGGTCCTAGAAGAGACATTCCGCCGGCAGCGGCGGCAGCGCCACCAGAAGCTGCACTGGTTGAAATGTTCATGGACGCTATGGCGCCTTGTGTGCTGATTGCTTTGACTGCCGTGTCGGCCATGGCTGTTCCAGCGGCTTTCACTGCCGCCGAAGCTGCTGTGAAACCGGCCACCAGTTTCGGACCAATCAACGCCACCCCTGTCAAACCGATCAGACCGGTTTGGACAGGACCGGGGAGCATGGTGAAAGCCTCTGCCACCAAGGTGATTGTTTTTTGGATTTGGGTGTAGATGGGAAGAAGTGATTTGCCGAGAGCCGCTGAAGTGTCTTCCATGGCGGCTGCTGCTCTTTGCTGCTGGCCTTGGGCAGTGTCGGCTTCTTTCGCAAACTGTCCCTGGGCGAATGCTGAGCGTTCCGTGACAAGAGCCAAAGTTGCTTGGCCTTTCGCGTACGCGTCGACAGACGATTCAGATTTTGCCAAGCCCATCGAAACAGCTTTGGCGTTGATCTCAGAAGCCTTTAGAGCAATACCGAAACGCTCCAACGGATCGAACTCGCCTCGAAGAGCCGATCCCAAAGCAGAGACAGCGTCGTTGGTGTTGCCGCCAAGAGTGGCCGCCAAATCGGCGCCAGTCTTGGTCAAGAAAATAGATTGGTTCGCTGCCTCTTCCGCTGAAAGCCCAGCACCCTTCAAAGAAGCGCCAAGGCGAGAGGTCAAGACTCGAGCAGCGTTCTCCGACAAACCAACAACGTCGGCGGCACTTTTTGCGAATTCGTCGACACTGCCAGCAGCGCTACCAAAGACAGCAGCTGTTCCGCCGATGGACTGTTCTAGATCGCCGGCCGCTTTGACTAGTTTTTGAGCGCCAAAGAGAACAGCGCCACCGAAGAGGGCAGTTCGGAGGACGTCGCCAGACTTCCTAGCGTTCTCGCCGAATCCAGCGATTTTGCCTTCCGCTTTTTGAAGTTCTCGAGCGAGTTGTGAGGAATCGCCGACAATGGCAACTCTGACTCCGCTTTTGTCACCAACAGCCATCTGGGCCTCACTCGTCCCAACGCTTAGCGTCCGGACCGTATTCGGCGGATTCTCTGCGTCTTGTTTGAACTTCGAACATTGCGTCGAGGTAGTGGTCGGGTTCCTCTAAAAGTACGGACATTGAGATACCCGAGTCAATCGCCAGCGCTGCTACAGCGAGGGTGAAGAACTCGGGTCCGTAGGGGTTGGCTCTTCTTCCTCTACCGTCACAATGTCCACCGATTCGACGGTTTCAATCCAATCATCGAAAGAGACGATGTCTGGGTTGACTCGTTTCGCTGCACACCATCCGAAGAACCACAGATGTTCCTGGCGGACACCTTCTTCGGAGAACATGGCGGCCACTGGGATTTTGAATTGACGTTCGAAACGGATGGCGTCGGCCTTACGCCCTGAGGCTTGAAGGTCGGTTCCGTCTTCGAATGTGATTTTGTATTTTGCGAACATGGTCGGGCTGTCCTTTATCTGAGGGCGGATTGAACTGCTTTGTCGACTGCTCGGCCAGCGGCCTCGACGAGTCGGTCTTGTGTCTGTCTGATACCTGGGTAGACGTAGCGTCCATACTTCACGATCGGTCGGACGATTGTTTGGTTTCTGCCAGGGCCACGGTTTCTAAGTGTGCCACCAAAGTCCAGCCACCCAAAGTATGGAGCGAAGGATGACTTGCCGCCGGCTACAACGTAGAGGGTGTTTCCGCCTGCCCTTGCTTTCAAAGTGAACTGGGCGCGTCCGGAAATCTTGGGGACCCTTTGCATAATGGCCGGAAGGGTGTTGACGATGATGGCGGCTTTGAGGTCTTCGCGTAGTACCGGGACGAGGTCCGGATGTATCTTTCTCAGATACTTCCGGACCTCGGCCAGATTGCTGATGTAGACCCCAGCCGGTAAAGCCACTAGCCGTTCTTGGCGATGGTGCTAGCTGCGCGCCAGCTGCCCGAAACGGTGATTGGGCCGTCGACCGGTGAATCGACTGAGAAGTCGAAGAAGCCGGTTCCGTACCAGTAGACGTTCGGAGCGTTGGTGATGTCTGGGTAAAGGTAGAACTTGCGGGCGTCACCATCGACAGCGGCGGTGTAGGACTGAGCGGTTGCGTCGTCGAAGTAGCCGGAGAAGCTGCCCTGAGCGTCAGGAAGGCCCGAAACATAGACCTTGTTTGTGTCGCCGAATGAGGTGACTTCAGCGGTGTCGACAGCGAACTCTGCTGACCACTGCTTAAGGAATGCGACGGATGAAGGATTCGCTGCCGAGGTAGCGATTCCGAGGTAGAGGCGACCATTGCGGCCGTGGCGACGTGCCATTGGTTTCTCCTTGGGGAGTTGGTGGGGTCTGGGGTTCTCCGGTCACGTCGGGATGGTCGGGAGAGCTGCTACACATTCCAGCAGATGCCGGACATTATTGTCGAAAGTTCGGGTGGCGATTGCGTTTCGTGCCTCGAGTGCGACTGTTTGCCGTTCTGCCGGATGGTTCAGCCACCATCGTAGTTTCTCTCCGAACTCTTCGGGTGTTTCGAAGGTGGGCAACATGGAAAGAATTTGGTCGGATTCGGGGCGGGGTTCTCGGAGGAAGAAAGTTCCTGTGGCGGCTAGTTCCACTTCGCGTGGACCCATTGCCCAGCCTTGGTCATGGCCGGCGGCGCCTTCCTTGCGGTAAAGGTTCGCTGAGGCATGAACTGAGGAATACAGCTCCACTGTGTGTTCGTTGGGGAAACAGCCGGATTGTTCGTGGATGAGGAACTGTTGGAGTGGTGAGTCGTCGTCGAGTGCCTGCCAGTTTCCGGCGAAGGCGACGTCGATTCCGGTCCAGTCAACTTGTTCGAAGAAGTTGATTCGAGAGGGGAAGGCGGTTCCTACCCATCCGAAGTCGGCTCGGAGATCGTCGGACACTGGGTGGCGGTAATGGATTTCGGGGTCGTATGCCTGGGGGATGTACCAGGTGTGGGGTTGGGTTTGGCGGAATGTGTCGAGGTTGGTTGGGTCGTTGATGAATGCGGCGTCGGCCCTAGCGGCGATGGGCTGTTGTGAAGGGTCCTCGTAGGGGGATTCTGTGAGGATGACGGCGATTCGGATTCCTCGACTCCGGATGATGTCGAAGGTTTCCGGTGGGACGAGGAAGGCGGAGGTGATGATGACGAGGTCGGGCCAGAAGTCGAAGCAGGTGGCGCGTAATTGTTCGCCGACCATTCGGGCGGCGATGTGTCCTTTTTCTGTTTCGGGGACTTTGCCTCGGATGGCGTTT